ATTAAAGCTTCACTTATTTTAGCGTTGTCCATTTAATAAATAATAGTAATAAAAATAGGGGTGGAGGTTTTTATTCCACTCACCCCTTTTGTTTAATGGATCACTCCATTACAAGTAGTTTCTGACGGAATATTTCAGGATTCTGTTGTGCTGCTGTTAGGTACTTCCAAGCATTCTGTGGATCTCTATCGGATGCACTACCAAAGTTGTTCCAGAAGTCTGTAGGATTTCCTTGAGCTTGTGGAGCTGGAGGTACAGGCATCTCAGGACGTGTAGGTGCTGGAGCTTGTGCTTGTGGAGCTGCTGCTGGTCTCTGAGCTACAGGAGCTTGTCTTTGATACTGTTGACCAACTTGGACGCCTTGTGGAGCCTCTGAAGCCCGTGAAACAGGGAAAGGACCATTAGGACCGAAGAACTTAGTTGTATAGTCAGCTAAGATGTCAGGATTTGTAAGTATCTTTGTATAAGCCTTGTGCTCTGCATTTAACTCTTTAAGTAAACCTACACCTTCTACTAATTGACCATTAGTCTTAACTAGTGCATCTTCAATTTGAGTTGCGTACTTATTAAGTACTGCTGGAGCATCAGCACCAAAATGATCAATTACTTGAAGACTTTCCTCGCTTACTCCGCTTGCCGCCAGTTGCTCTTGGGTTATCCCCGTAGACGTTTGGGAAGAGGCGTTGGAGTAGCCCTGGTTGCTGTTGATCCCAGGCATAGAGGTCGGCGCTACCTGGTTGCTGTATGGGGTTGTTACTTGGGATGCGTAATTGGCCTGGTCTGCTACTGGTGTCTGAGTCGACTGTTGACCCTGGAACGGGAACTGGACTGGAGAACTCAGGAGTCCGACGACCTTGTTGAACGCCTCCTTGTAGGGGTTGTCCTGTTGTTGGGGCGCCTGGAACTCTTGGTAGCTTGATGGAGTAGGGCTGTATGTTGGCGCTTGTGTTGCCATCTGCGCTGGCGCTAATGGAGCTGGTGCCACCGCCGAGGGGCTGCTGGCCACCCATTGAGGAGTTGTTCCCACTGTTGGGGCTTGAGCCGCTGACTGAGCCATTGGAGCCACGGGAGCCACGTAGCTGGTCGGCTGGGTCTGGGATACTTGGGGTGCCGATTGGGTCGGCGCTACGGTAGCGTCCTGCATAAGTAACTTCCTTCTGGAGAGATTCTAGGGTTCTATATAAAAATGGGGTGAGATCAAGTCTCGGATCGGCAGCCATCGGTAAATTCGGTTGCTGCGGATGTGGCGTTCTCATCTCTTGATTGATTAAATCAATAAATGACGAATACGCTCTTTGTACTTCCCCTACCATTCTAAACGGAAAACCAGATAGCATTCCTGCAATCTCGTCGTCTGTTTTGGAAGGAAATAAGTACTTCAGTGCTTCTATACTATCAACACCCAATTCTTGAAGGTTTCGTGTGAAGATAGATTGGTTTAATTTATCTTGTGCTGTATCTTCATAAACTGGTCCCATCCACCGCCATAATACGGTCCTATCTCCATCAGGTGCTAAACCTACAACTCCGTCTGGTATATCTCCTGTTTCAAGTACTAAATCAACAGCTTGACCTAGCTTTTTCTCATAATTTATTTTTGATTTCTCATACTTCTCTACTAACTTCTCATCATCTAGATTCTCTGGAAGAACTGGATATTTAATTCCAGAGATATAAGCTAATGACTTCTTAAATATCTGCTCCTCTTGGAAGAGAATTAACTCAAAACACTTACACACTCCATAGGTATAAAGCTGTAAACACTTCTTCTTAGCTGTAGCACTAACACGACCATAAGCTGATTTTATCTCAGTTGCTGTGACATTAGTAATACTTAAGTCATCTATACCACCTAGAGCTAGACGTAATTCACTACGTAGCTGTTCTGCATATCTAGCTTGATCAGTACTAACAGCATTAGGAGTAATAAAACCAACACGGTCAGATGGCTCCAAGTTTGCAATAACCCTTGGAACTCTCATACCACTTCCTGGTTTGCCTATGTAACCAGAAGGGGAACGAGTTATAGGATCTTGCTTGAAAGTAGAACTTGAAAGATCAAAGTTTGATTGGAAACCTGATTGGCTAGAAATACTTGGTCTTTGTGCAGTCTCATCTGGATTACTCTCAACAATGTCTTGCTTAGGACGAGAAGATAAAAGAGTTGGATTACCAAAGAAAGATAAGTTAGCTCTAATATTTTTAACCATCTCATCATGAGCAACTATCTGATTAGCTAACCACTCAAATTCACCAGCTCCGTCAGTACCAAAAGCATCTGGATTATTAAAGACCTCAACACATGGAATAAACTCCATAGTGTTTTCTACAACCTTCTTATTCATTACTCCTATATCTGCTACTTCTTGATCAAAACTTATCTCTTGTTCGCTATGTGATTCTTCTATTTCATCCGCTGTAATACGTAAACGCATAAAACGCTTATTTGTATTTAAACCAATTGTGCTACTAAACCCTTTCTTTGCACGTACCTTATATGGATAAATGATGATTACTTCTTCTAAATCACCTTCTGGAGTGTAATAAGATCTATAGGCATCTTTATCAAACCAATAAATTCTGTATGTTTTATTTGTAGGTCGTATATAAAACAACCCTTTACCATAAGCTAAAAATCTATCCCAAATTGAATCTAGTCTTGCATCTAATTTATTGAACTTAATTACCTGTTGAATAAGGTCAAAGCGTTGAGTACCTAAATTATCCTGTTGTGGGAAAAATTCGACTCCTTGCCTTATCCCAAACATCTTCATTTGGGCTAGGTGAGCATTAACCAGCATCGTATCTGCTGGTCCAGTACCGTCACGATCTATAACTGACTTGACGATATCGTGGAGTGCGGATTTACTACTATCACTCATGAGTGTTCGGTACGTTGTCTATTCTTCAATGTTGTAACCAGCATGGAGACGTTTAAGAGTAATAACGTCATCCTCTACTTCGACATCAAATCGTTCATTAGGCTGTAAAGCCATGTCATGAACAATCTCATCATTTAGAGGGATTACTGCAGAACCATAAGCATCTTGCTCAAGTTCAATCTTGTAATAACTAGGAGACATTGGAAAGTGGTATTTCTAGTTTAAATCGTCAATACTCTAACTCTAGTTTTCCTTTGGTCATTAATCCATTGCATAACCAAACCAAAGCATCAACACAGTCATCATGCGAACTTACTCCAAAATTAACAATCTCATCAGTTAGTGGACCAAACTTTCTATATTTGTTAAAAATGATCTTTCTTTGTTCAAACAAACCCATTATTCCTCTAAATCGTGCAACTTTATCTCCTTTAAAACCTTTTACTGCATGCCATATAACGTTATACAATCCATGGTCTCCTTGACATATACGTTTAAAGTCTGCTTCTAAAGAAGCCTGATATGCCACCGCTTCTGACCAAACATGAATAGAACTTCCAGTAGGAAAGTAGTTTTGACCATCTTTATGTACAACTCCCCATTCTTCCATCATTTCCATTAATGCTTCTAATTTCTCTAAGTTCCCCATAATTCGTAGGCGCTTGCAATCAATCACATGAATTTTGTTACCAATACGTCCACCCATTACAAATACTGTGAAGTCATTCTGTTCTCTAATACCTGCAGATAAATCAACTCCTATTCCCATTGCATCAAATTCAGTAGCAATTCCACCTCTAACAATTAAATCTGGAGAAAGAGATAATTCACTTGTTTGTACAATCTGATTCTGATACTGAAAACTAAACGCAACTGGAGCCTGACGACGACGATCTCTTAAATAATCAAGTGACCACATATCAGGCCAATAAGAAATCTCTTCTCCTTCCTTATCAACAGTGATAGCAGACTGTACTATCTGAACCCAATCATTTGCTGGAGTAAAAGTACTGTTATGAATATCATCATGTCTAAAACGTGTACCTAGACAAATAGCTCTCCCACCTTCAAACATAGTGGGAACAATAACTGAGTTCCAGTTATCTTGCATAGCCTGACGAATATCCCTGTTCTTAATATCATCAGCACTTTTGATAGCGTCATCAATAATACAAAGATGTGAACGTTTAGATGTCACAGCACCTTTTAGTCCTGCACAACAAACAGTAAACTCTTCTTCACCAGTAGATTTAATTCCTGCAAACTTCCAGTCAATACTCCAATACTCATTAGAGTTGATGCCTTTGGCTATTTTTACTGTTGGAAAGATTTCTCTATAATTTTTACTATCTTCAATAATTCTTTTTATAGCTGCACTCTTAGGTCTAGCTACATCAACTGTATACGAAATATACAGAACTTTTAATGGTTGTTTTTTAAGGGCATGAATACCAACAGTCCAAGCTGTATATAAACCGAGAATTGTAGATTTAGCACTACCCCTTGGTGCCAAGATATCTATGTTCGGTCCACCAATACCTACTAAACATTCACTATCCTTTCCAGTACAAAGATAACGATGCCATTCTTTGTGGTGAGCTGCAGGAGGTTTATCACCTACAACATCACAGAAATATGCAAAATCTTCTCTTGCACGTTCTATATCGATATTGGATGTTTTTTTTACAACCTGTTGTTTAGCAGCGGCTCTCGCAGTTCTGCGATAAACGCTATAAATACTTGTACCTGCCATGCACGTAGCATAGCCTAAGAATCTTTAACTTTCTTCTTGTAGTATTTTTGTCCAGACTCCCATCGATGCTTCTTGTAATGGTCCTTCAATTGGGTCGTCTCTAAAAATAGATAACATTTCACGTAATGCTCGGTCTGCACCAGCAAGAATTAAACCTTGTTTATCCATTAAAACTTTTTCATCTCCTAGTTGTTTAATAGTTCCTCTTAACTCTTTTTGGAGCATTGCAATCCTTGCAGCACCCATATCTTGTTTAACCATTCCCATATCAATTCCATCACGTAACTTAGCTATGTCTTGTTGCATAGCATCAATTTCTGTTTCTAATACTCCTTGGAAATTACGTTTCTTGTATTTCTTTTGTGACCACTGATCACATTCCACTATGCTTCCTGTAAAGCCAAGAAAACGGGAATATAGATAAATTTGTATTGGGGATGATGTTCTTTTACAAAAAGCTAGAAATGATTCTCTATCTTTACTAGTTAGGGTTTTTAACCACTTAGTAAGATCTTGCTCCACGTTGTGCCTGATCGTAGTCTCTTGACTCTTTATAGCGACGGAACATCTCTCTTTGCAAGTCTGTTTCTCTGACTTCCTGACCTTCTACTCGACGAGTACCTCTTGTTTGAGATCCCTGTTCAGCCATACCAGCTCTTTCTTCTTGTCCAGTAACCCTTGAAGTAGCACGATCTTGTTGACCTGATTCAGCTGTCTCACCTCTTGTTTCTGCTCCTTCTACCCGACGAAGTGCTCTTCTTTGAGTACCTTCTTCAGCAATATTTCCTCTTTCCTCTTGCCCTCTAACCCTAAGAGTACCTCTCTCTTGAGAACCTTCTTCAGCAATTTCTGCTCTATCCTCTTCACCTTGCACTCGTTGCCCTAGCCTGTTCTCAGCTGCAAAAGCTTGTCCTCTTTCAATATCTAAACCTGTATATAACTGATTATTAACACGATCAAGTTCAGCACGTTTTTCCATATTGAAAACATTCTGTAAATTAGTTAACTCATTCAATAAAGCTTGATCTCCAAAAGATTGGTCAGAAAAATAAGTAGTTTTTAAATCATCTGTCTCACTAGTTAAATTTCCAGTTCCACCTTCAGCATTTGGGTCAGTAGCCCAAGCATCTCCACTACCTTCCATTGGTTGACTTGGTTGAAAGTCCGTTATTGGTGTCATTTCATCACGAGATGCTGGATACAACATTGGACCCATGGTCAGACGAGGTGGATCAGATTCCGTTGTACTTTGTGTACGAGCAGTTGCTGCCGTTAAATACTTATTCGCTTCAGTACTATTTCTAATATCATTAGAAGTACGAGCATAATTAGCTGCGTCTTTTACTCTGTTTTCTTCGGTTTGACCGAAACCTGAACTATTTGTCATGATGCAGCGTAACGTCCGAAAGGTGCTTGAGGTTGAGCAGCCCACTTAGCAGCATCTGCCATTGCAGCCATACCCATACGATCATAATAGTTACCTTTAGAAGCGCCAAACATTCTTTGCTGTTGAGCAGGAGCTTGCATAGCAGCCCAAGTTAAATTAGGTTTGATTGCTTCTTGCATTGTTTGATAATCAAGTAATCTATTTTGTCTCTGCGTTGAATACATATCTTGATACATAGGCTTCGTTGCAGCATACTGATTATCTACATAATCAAAACCCTGTAATTGACTATAAGGATCAGGAACTGCTGAACCATACATACCTCCTCCATAATTACCCAAATTGATATTACCCAAACCAACACCTGAGTAACTAGTATCGATACCTTTAGGCATTATTTGAGGTGAAAGGGCTTTAGAAGCAAGTTGTCCTAAAACATTAAAAGCAACTTCTTTAGCACCTGGAGACATGTTAAGCATTTAAAACCTCCTAAGAGTAGCTGTAGTTATTAGTTAAAGCTCCACCTACTTGTTGCATTGCATTTGTACCTTGAGTTAATCCCGCAGTATTTGCAGCTTGAAGCATATTGGCTTGAGTAAGTATATTCTGACGAATCCCAGCAGCCGCTAGTTGTCTCTCTAAATCTCTTCTCTTAGTCTCTTCTGTCCACTTCATCTGAGTTCCTGCAATAGTGTCTAACATCCTGGCATTTGTCTCAGCTTGCTTAAGTTGCATAAGACGATTAGCAGACATAGCTCCTGATGGATCAATTACATCATAAGGATTAGAGCCATACATGTTGGTACCGCCATACTGACCTAAACCTGGAGGAACCGCAGCACCTGCAGCTGTAATAGGTTCACCAGTTACAGAGTTATATCCAATAATTCCTGATCCTCCTCCTACGGCTCTATCGATAGCTCTTGATCCCATTCCAGCTACAGCTCCTAATCCAGGTGATCCTAATCCAAAATAAGCAGCAGTACCTAAACCACCTAATCCTGTAGCACCTACAGCTTGTCCTGCACCTCCTCTCATTAAACTAGCTAACTGTTCTCCTCCTGTTCTAGTCAATCCTTGAATACCTTTTTCACCTAATCCACTTACACCCTTAGCAACATTACGTCCTCCTGCACGTAACCCTCCTGAAACCCCTTTACCTAATGCTAACCCTAATTTTGTTCCTGCAAGACGTGTACCAAGAGCACCACCTACTCCTGGTAGAGCAGCACCTAAAGCACCTCCAAGTAAAGCACCTTTAAGACCACCTTGCATGCCACCTTGGATAGCTCCTAAGCCACCACCGATTATCTGAGGTAATACCACTTTTTCAAACCTAAATTCTTATATATTGATTATTTTAAGTTAACTAACTCTTGGAGCCTTCCTCTAATAACTCCTCTCTTGCAAGACGAAGATAATTTTTTAAAACATTTAAATCCAACATTAAAACTCCATTAACTTCATGTACTGCTTCAGGTATAACTTGTTGTACTTGTTGTGCAGAAAAGCCAGCTCTTAGTGGTTGAGTAGGATCTAATTCTTCTTTATATCTAAACTGGATTGGCTCCAGTTGTTTTAACTTTTCAAGAGCGCTCACGAAGTCCCTTAATAAAGAAAGCTACTTGGGCTAAATCATCATTAACTTCTGTTGTCTCTAATGGTGCAATGTCTACTTTTACTCGCTCATCACAGAACAAACCACCTATACCACCAATAATTGCTCCTGGTACTCCACCTTTTGCAAAACCTGCAGCAGCACCGCCAATAGCGCTTCCTAATTTACTTCCACCTTTACTTCCGCCTGCACTTCCTCCTGCACTTCCTCCGCCACCATAGTAATTATTAACATCAGGCTCAGGATAATTTTTTAAAAATATAGCTCCTGGTTGTGAAAAAGCAATATTATTACCTAATGTACCTGAAAAGCCTCCCCCCTCTTGCATGTTCATAGAAGCTCCTGAAGGAGCTGAAGATTCTTGTGGTCTATAGTCAGCTAAAAAAGAACTTCCACGAGAAGTAGGACTTGATCCTGTAACACTTGATTGTCCTGCATAACCTGTTGTAAAGGCATCAAGAGCATTTTCAAAACCAAAACTAGGCTTACTAGGACCAGATCCCCAAGTTTTATCTGCTCCTCCAAATATTGGATTTGTTTGTTTTCCTCCCCACCAAGTAGAACCGCCAGCACCCTTCCCATCAAAATCAGTTAAACCACTAGTAGTCCAATCAACGGCACCTCCTATTTTATTTAACCAATCCCAAGCCATATCTTTAAATCACTTTTTATTATTATATTATTGATACATAGGTGTTGGAGCATTAATTATATTATTAGCCATCTGCGATGCATTAAAGTTCATATCAGGATATTGTCCATAACCACCTGATGGTGGAGCACTATATTGCTGAACACCTGGAACTCTGGCTTGTTGTCTGTGTAATTCATTTCTCTCCCTATTCTGCTGTTTTAACGTTTCTAATTTTGCTGCATACTCATATGATGCTCTAGAAGCTTCAACGTTTGGATTATATCCACCACTATCTTGTACAGCTAATGAATACTCAGAACGTGGTTTTCTTCCTCCTCTCATTAATGCATTCATTCCTAAAGCAGCAGCACCTAAAGCAGCAGAAGATGCTCCCCACCCTGCTATTTCTGAAGCATACTTAGCTCTTTCAACATTATCGATTCCTACGCTTTTTGCGAAAGTATTAGGTATTAATGTTTCAACTGGACCTGCTTCAAAAGCACCTGCTTGAGAAGGATTTACATTAAACTCTCGTCCAGCAATAACCTCCTCATTCATACCACCAGGAGTTGCTATGTCTCCTCCTGCATCTTGAAAAGTACTATCAACATAATCTGTTCCTAATTTACGATCTGTAGCATAATAAACATCAGGAATTACACCTCCTATCGCATCCTTGTACTCTTGTCTTTCCCTAGCTTTTTTTGACATATCTGGATATGCATGAGAACCTCTTGGCTTAAAATTTTCTTGTTTATATTTAGCTATATCTACTGCAGGAGCAGAAAAAGATTCTTTATCTACTAAACCACCTAAAACCTTAGCTCTAGTAGTTTCCCCTATATTTCCAAATAAATCTGCACCTCTAGCTATTATATCTTTCTCAGCAAACCAATCTCTTAAGCCCTCTCCAGCTTTGTTAAGAGTCGGTTCAAGAAGCATGGCTCCTATCTCAGTAGCTAATCTTGCTTTACTCATTAAACTTGTATTCCTTGACTAGGAAATTTGTTGACTTCGTTATCATTTATTTTAGACGCTCCATCCCCAGCTTTCTGTCTCATGACATTGCGATTAGAAAACTTGTCTAAGCTCCATGGTCCAACAGCATCCTCGTAAGCAATTAAACGTTCTACCATTTTTGGAGACTCTGTTCCTGTCACTGGATCAAACTCCACAGTTTCGTAAGAACTACCATCTACATAGATATCCATAAATCGCTGTATTCTTTCATTATCTGCAGGAAACGGAAACCCATTTCCGTAGTTAACTACGTTTAAGTCGTTAAATTTTTGTTGGGAAATTTGTGCTGGACTTACACCAGCAGAACCTGGTCTTGTGAAAGTATCAGCGTTTAAATAAAAATCTCTAAAGTCAGGGTTCTCATCATCTGTTCTAGCAATATTTTCTGTTTTCTTTAAACGATTTTTTGTATACTCTGCAGGAGGATTTAGACCTCCAGTTTTCCAATCAACTGAAGTCTTTGCAATTGCTTTATCTTGCTTAGTTTGCTTTTTACTAAGGTTAGTTAGTTGAACCATTAGTTATCTCCAGCCTTCAGGTGTTTTGACATACTTTTGAGTATTAACATCTGATCTTATACTATCTATAATTTCTCTTGGCTTAACGTCAGACATATACTCAAAACCACCTTCTTTAATAAAATCACTAAGTCTTTCAGCTTCTCTAGGATCAACCTTTTCTGAGTAAGGTTCAGCTTGTGAACGATTACGGAAAACAAAAGCTAAATCACCTCTATTATCAATACCTACCTCTTTATACTTATTACTTTGATCTGGAGTAAGTTTTTGAGATATCTCAAATTGACTACCAGAATCTTCTAATTGTGATGGATTGATATTCAGTGCTGTATCTATTTCACGAGCTTCTTCAGGAGTTCCATACTTCTGTAAAAAAGCAAGTCCTTCATCTCTAGGAGTAGGACTATAGTCTGCATCAAGTTCGTTTTCAAGGGCTATTTCCTCTGCCACTCTGGTATTTTCATCCCATGCATTTCTTACAGATCCTGCAAGATTACTAAAGATATTTCCTCCACGGCTAGGTGCTTGGTCTGTCTCACCTGGTGGTACATCAGGATGTCTTGTAACCTGTGGTTCGCTACCTTCTAATAGATTTCCACTTGCTTGTGTAGCTGACGTTGGTAATGTCTTCTCTGAAGTAGATACTGCATTGAAAACAGCACCAGCCATTCTTTTACCACCTGGTACCAATACCTGATTGTGGAAGTTTACCGTTTGACCAACGGTAGGCACCATTTTTCCAGAAGGGTCAATAAATCTTCTTGCATTTGCTCCAGCTGTAAGAGTATCTTTAACTGCACTGTCTAAAAAGACACCTGCCCCTAAACCCCCTAGTTCAGCAAGTTTTACTGCTCCAACATTTGCACCCTCTTGTAAACCAGGAACACCTTGAAAAACAGTAGAAGCTGCATTTCCAAGAGTATTACCAAAAATACCCATATTACCTACATTTTCTAGACCTTCTACCGCTTGTGATACTACAGGTAAATTTTTAACTCCTCCCCAGAAACCACTCACAGCTCCTTGACCTAAAGCACCACCTTCACCTACTCCTAAACCACCACCAGAAAGTCCTGGTACTACTCCACGTAAAGCAATCGCTCCTGCAAGACCTGGTGCCGCTGTTCTTAAATCCCTACCGCCCCCTTGACTTCTGATTCGTTCAATTTGTCCTGAAACAGCTTGACCTATTGGACTTTTTTGAACTTCTCGTGGCATAACACTTACATTTGAGTCATCCCAAGGATCTTCTACTAAATCAGTATTAGGAGTTGTTGTTAGTGCATTACTTCTATCAACCTGTCTATCTGCAGAACGATTATAAACTTCCTTAAGAGCAGGATCAGATGTTGTATTAGCTAAATTTCTATATTCTCCAGATAATTCACTTGGAGACATGGCATTAGCCTCTTCTTCTGTTATAGAAGTAGGTGGTGCTGGGTTTAAATCAACTGTTGCAGAATTAACGGTCCCTACTTGCCCTGTAGAAGGCATTTCTGGGGTTTTTTGTCCTCCCTGACGAGCTAAACCATAAACAGCCCCTCCTGCTAGACCTAAAAGTGCTAATTTTCCTAAATTCTCTGCAGTTTCTTGAAAAAAGTTTGGTTGTTGAGGCTGACGAGCGTAATTTCGGGTGAAATGATGCACCATCGGAGCCATTTGCATCTGCTCTTGAGGTGTTCGAGGCAATGGAGTACCTGTAACACGTGAATATAACTCGAAATCAGCTGGAGAGGCAGACACTTTATCTCAATTATTACTATATAGCCTTAATTTTAAGTGAACTACTCTTTTTATCGCTTTTAATCTGTCGTAAATGATGTATTACCCCTAAAAACCCATAAAACGACCTATTTTGGGGTAAAAAAAATTAGACCTGTCTGGCGCATCCCTACCATTCTAGTCGGCTGGAGGAAAAAAAGAAAGGTATATAACAATTTTGTAACATGCTGAAACAATAGTGATAGCAAGGCATTTTAACGACAACTACTAGGTAGACGTAAGTATTTATACGTACCACTACTTGTAGGAGACATAGGGCAAATGAAAATGATTATCATTGTCTGTCCAAACTTGGTCCAAGGTATTTATACTTAGGTTCTAACCCCTTTGTATCACTAGGTTTTTTGGCTTGCGTACCTGCTTTCCAGGCAGTTATGCCGATTGTATTAAGTATTTATACTTAGGTTCCCGTCGTTTTTTATGTCTTATCGCTGGTATTTGCTCCAGTGTGGCAGAATTAGCCAGAATTAGCCAGAATTGGCTTTGTATGCCTTTTAACCCTACTTTTTCCCTAGTTTTAAGTAGTTTCTGTAAGATCCTTGCAAGAGCTCGCAAGTAATCAATATATAACTAGAATAGTTAAGGTTAAAAGTGCGGCGAGATTGTGGAGAACTTGAAAAATTTGTGAATTGTTTCATATTATTAAGTTCTAGAAATGTTATTAACTTCGCTTCCTCTTTTTATGTATTATATAAATATCAAATTGATTTTATTACATCATGACAAATTCGATTTTAGATCTTGACGCAGTTCGGGAGTTACAACTATCGGCAGAACATAATTGTAATAAAGAGATTAATATCTATGGTAAAGTTTTTTCTAAGTTCTGGAAGGCTGGAACTTTTGACAAAGAAAGAGCTGTTAACTGGGTTTCAAGGTCAATAATAAATGATTCAGCAAAAACATACTGCCAAATTAACTGTAATAGATACGACTCTAAGCAATGGAGAATAATTTTTCCAAAACCTGAAAGAAATGAAGCAGCAAAAAACATTGTAGAAAAATTTATAAGTGAATTCGAGGCTGGTAACTTTTGGAACTAATTAATTAATTCTCTATTCTTATTCATTTAATCTATTTATTATCATGATCCAAACTAAGGCCCAAACCGTAGCAAACTTTAAAACTAACTACGGCACTAAAAAGCAATTCAATGAAGCTTTAAGAGCTGACAGAATAGCAGTACAAGAGAATTGGAGATCTTACAAAGATGGTTTAAACAAAGATAATGTTTTAACTGATAATCAAGTTACTAACTGGATTCTACCTTTTTAATTAATTCTCTATTCTTATTCACTTAATCTATTTATTATCATGTTTGACATCCAAACAGCAACCAATTCTCTAGGCTTTCTATGCAATGCTCAAAGCTTAGGAGACCATAAGAAAGTATACTATTTTAAAAATGGTTTTGGGTGTTCTGTAATACCTTCCAGACATCTAGACTGCTTTGAAATAGGCTTATTAAAGGGACAAAAATTATGTTATATAGATAATTCAAAATTTTGGAATACCATTGACGGGCTAGAACGTAAGCAAGTGCTAGAGATACTCAAAGAAGTATCTGAAATGCCAGACTCTAAAACTGTTAAAACTAGTGACAATATAGGAGATATAGATTTCTAAACCTTTACACTCTAACTAATCAATTTTATTTAATTGTTATTATGAACACTAATGGACGCATAATTGCTGAGACCCTATCACCCTTTGATGATTCTCCAATTGCTTTGATTGTTACAGGCTTTGATAAGGTTACAGCTAATGATAAGACTGGGACAATGCTTCAAAGTTGGATAATTAGAACCGACGTTGAACCACATAAAGCTTTCAAAGATGATAGAGGTAAGGGTGTTTGTGGTAACTGCCCACACCATGGAAGCCGTAAAGGGTCTTGTTATGTACGTTGGCACCATGCCCCACTTTCTGTATATCGTTGTTACAAAAGGGGTAACTACCCACACATTGGCAACGATTGGCATCTATTCGATAATAAATCAGTGAGAATGGGCAGTGCGGGAGACCCAGCGATGTTTAGCGTAGAAATATGGAAAAAAATGCTAAAGAATGCCAAAAATCATACAGGGTACACCCACCAATGGCAAGAAGAATTTGCAGCACCTTTTAAGGGTCTTGTGCAAGCTTCTTGTGAGGACTATCTAGAAAAATTAGAGGCTAACTATCATGGTTGGAAGACTTTCTTAGTTAAACATGAAAGTGTCGAAGATCCAAAAGGGTCTCACCATTGCTTAGCAAGTGAGGAAAAGGGAAAGCTTACTAATTGTGCGGCTTGTGGCTTGTGTTCAGGGTCTCTTGCTGATGTGGTTATAAATGCTCATGGTATCAATGCAAACAAAGTACTGGTAGAGGCTTAAACCATGACTAAAACTAATTGTTATTTACTGGTAGGTATCCCAGGAAGTGGAAAGAGTACCCTAGCCAAACGCCTAGCAAGGTCTAAGAATGCCTTAGTCCTATCAACTGACACTATCAGGACACTTTTATACGGTAGCCCCTTAGTTCAGGGTAGCTGGCTAGATATTGAAAGGGTATTGCATAGACTACTTCTAAAGTCTGTTAGTCAAAACAAAAGCGTGGTAATAGATGCCACCCATACTTTGAAAGCACATAGAAAAACACTTTTAAATCTATCCAAAAGTAAAATCAATTGGTCCTGTATCTATTTAAAAACTAGTTTGGATACATGCCATAAAAGGAATATAGAACGGGCTAGAACAGTACCTAGAACTGTTATTGATTCTATGTATCAAAACCTACTCAGGGAACCACCCACAAAGGCAGAAGGTTTTAACCACGTCAAAACTATTGAGGCTTAAAACAATGGAACTATCAGAAGTTATCTGTAAAACTAATTATCTAACTGATGAAAATGTAACTTTAGAAGTTGAAACAACTGCAATTGTAGATTTTAATGATGGGCACCCCCCTGTTAGAGCCTATTGCAATTTTGATTACGTGCCCACAGAGTGGGTTGATGATCCTTTAATCACTAACCATGAAGGGGAACCACAACCTTTATTAGTTAAATGGTTAAAAGTTTATTGCCCCTTTCCTGAAGACTGGCAACCCGTAGACACTAGTGAGGTTTAACTATGTCAACACACAACCCTGACGTATTCAACGATGCCCTAGACAATGTAGACACTACCCACCCAGAAGAGTGGCAAGCCTACAAAAATGGTTCAATGACTCTAGGCGAGTTATTCGACACTATTAAAAAATTTATTGGAGACTAATTATTTCAAACAATTAATTTTTTTTTACAACCTAACTAATTAAATTACTATTTACTTAATTGATTTTATTTAATCATGACTAACTCAAAAGCAACCCTATCAAAGCTACCTACTGAGCAACAAGAACTACTGCTAGAGGGGGTGACAGTAGCCCTTGATAACTGGCAGGGGTATATGGACTGTATGAGTAAAATCCCAGACTACTCAGCGAATAATACTATATTAATAATGTTGCAACAGATAAAAAGGAAGAGAGACTTTTCACCCATGGTCAGGGGTTATAAGACTTGGATTAAAGATTTTAAAAGGCATGTAGTAAAAGGAACTAAAGGTTATAAGATCCTTGCCCCTGTAATGGTTCCACTAATTAAGGATGGGCAGAAGGTATTCAGGGATGATGGCAAGCCAGTAATGAGACCAGCTAACTTCAGGGCTATCAGTGTATTCGACCACAGAGACACAGAAGGGGAACCACTGCCACAGAAACCAGACACTAGTCATGTAATGGCACAACAGGACGGAAAAGTAGACTACATGCTATTAAATGGTCTACTAGAAGTAGCCAAAGCTAGGAAAGTATCTGTCAATAGATGCGTATCAAAAGATGAGTTAGGCACTGCCCATGGTTGTTGCTGGTTTATGAATGAGGATGGGACTGCCTCCAAGATCGACCTACGTGAGGATTTAACAGAGGTCACAGAGGTAACAGTATTAATACATGAACTAGCTCACTCTATCCTTCACAATAGGGACGAGTACGAAGGCCACTCCCCACTATCTATAAAGGAACTAGAGGCCGAGTCTACTGCCTACCTAGTAGCAAAGCGTTACGGTATAGATACCAGTGCTAAAGCTTTTGATTACATCATCGGACATAACTTAAAAGATCCTGATCTTAAAACTACAATGCTTGATGCTGGTACACGTATCAACAAAGCCTACAAAGAAATAATCACTATAGTAGATAAGCATATTAAGGATAGGAAAAGATGAGTCTAGTACCTGATAGCTGCCCCTTCTGTGAGGGTGACTGTCCACAGTTCTTAGTGCATCAACTAGAAGATATTTGTTGCCCTGAGTACCTTAAATTACACCTAGAAAACACTTACAAATTGCACTCAAAACCATGTCAAACATCCAAATCTACCCACAACTGGAAAAGATTTATAAAGAACTTGATCAACTAAGCAAGGGTAATGAAGAAATGCTTGCGGTGTACCCCATGTACATCCACTCAAACATAGTCAAGCTAAAAAGATTAATCGAAGAGCAAGAAGAACTACATGAGCAAGACAGTGATCTAGCTACAGGTGACTTAGATGTATTGCTTGAAGTCCGATGGGATTTAGAACATATTAAATTTAGATTCGATTTATATGTTTTAAGAGAAATATTAGAAATGTTTGTTAAAATTGCTTACCCTGATGGAGGAGAATAATGACTAATAAAGAACCACGTAACTACTATCAGAAACACATGCTTCATGCTACACCCGACGACTGTGTAAAACATTTCCAAACAGTTATCCAACCCTTAATAG